CCAATTAATCCAATCGCAATACTTACATCATTAAATAATTTTTCCATTTTCATTTTCTCACTTTCCACAGCCACTGCTGTTGCTATTCTTTCTTCTTTTTCACTTCTACTTCTTTGTATACTTTAGAGTTATATATGCTTTTTGAAAACCGCTGTAACTGCTACCGACTTGAAGCATGAACTTAGTATTGTTGACATCACCAAGTCCAAGTCCGATATGGTCCGATATTGTCTGTCACAACACGTTGAATCGGTTGCCAGCCTTGTCCAGACCAATAGCCTGTACCTCGAATATCAATCAATTCACCAAAGTTACTGATTCCGTGTGTATATGTACAGTTCGAATTTAAACTTGTTATCTTTATTGTCTTTTGATAAATTTGTTTGTTGTCTAAGTACTCGTTTGTTGCTATTTCAGTTCCTGTTGTTATATTGTTACGAGTTTTAATATAGTTCCAACCAGTAAATTCCCCATTGACATAATATGCGATTGCAATTCTTCCATTTGCACTTTCGTTATTTCCAAATAACATTACAATATGTCCATTAGGCGAACTGCTTGCGGTCGGAAGAAATAGTACAGATCCATATTGAAAGAAACCGCTCGGAATGTTTGACGTATTAGCACTATAAGTTCCAAAACCTTTTGTAATTGTTGTATCTAAAACATTTGCTACACTTCCTAGATTTGGCAATGCAAAAGAATTTATAATATTAGCTATTGCTCTATGCTGTACTTTGCCCTTATTTGCAACTAAAAGCCACGTGTCTGATGTGTTTTCAGTAGCAATATCTTGCATATATCCATTCCATTTTCCTGCAAAATTTTCTGAAGCTGAATTTGTCACTTTCCCCTCCATTGCAGTTTCGATGTTAGATTGAAGCTGATTTAATTCTTCTTTATTTGCTTTGCTTTTTAATAAATTGTCAGTTTCAGTAGATGTATAACATGAGTCAATAAGCTCTTTTAATATCTTTCCTTGTTTAGCACTCAATATTTTATTCGCATCATCTGAAGTTAGTTCATTAACAATATCTAATATGTTTACTTTTTTATTTAGCAATTCTTCTATTTCTTCTTTACTATAAATGTCTTCTGTATTTGCATTAGTTACAGTAAAGTCAAAAGTTGAACCATTTGAAAAGAGTATTGTATATGTATCAATCAACCCTTCCGTTTTTGCTTTTTTTATATTTACAATACCGTTTCCGTCATCGCCTTTTTCACCTTTTAATCCTTGCAGTCCTTGCTCGCCTTTCGGACCTCTAGGGTAAATATTTGCATCGATTTTCTTCTTTGTTGAAACTTTACCTGCAATTTTATTTTTAGTTGCAATTGATATATCTATTTTATCCATTATTATCATCTCCTCTCACTTTTGCAGGATAGACAATAAATTGTTTTGCTCCATCTTCGTCATAACCTAGAATAACATCTTCATTTAATGAAATTGAATACCAATATGTCGTTGCTTTATTATTTTCTGGACAAAACATTGTATCTTCTTCAACAAGAAATATGTCTGCTTCTGTTGTGATATTTGATATTGTTAAAGTCTTTTCTAGTAGTGGTTCTTTAGTGTACCCCTTTTTTTCAAATATTCTTAACAATATTACATCTCCTGGTTGAAATTCGTATTCCTCATTATTTGCAGTCACTGTAATAGTACCTGTGTCTCCTCTATTCAAAGAAATAGTTCCGTCTGATTCAATTTTTAACATAGTTAACTCCTTTCTCTTTTAATTAAAATTCATATATCCAAGAACGTTAAGTGTTGCATTGACATAGCAACTGTTTTGAGCTTCTATTTGCGCATAATTGCTTGCACTAACAGAAGTGGAATATTTACTTTTTAATAAGAAAATGCAATTGTTGTTGTTTATATGTGATTTTAAATCTACAGTGTCCTTTATCTGTGCTCCATAATTAGAATTACTTGGTGTAGTTGGTGTCCATGTTGCATTGTTTCCTGAAAATACATTGCTTATTTGAGTACTCATACTATCTAAAATATTATCTTCTGTTTGGTAATTGGATATTAATTTATCTGTAGATTTCATTCTATATATTGCTAGTTGTTTTACATAGCCATATGAACTTAAATTGTTCCAATATACTGGATGTTCCACAATTCTTATATAAGCTTTTTGTATTATAAAATTTGCCGGAATATTTGCGTTTATTATTATCCAATAACTTAATAAAGAATTGTTTCCATCCCAATAATTTCCGAATAATCCATTTAAGTTATAATTTAAGTTTACTCCAACAAATTGTAAATTTGTCATTAATCCCTTATCAGTTATAACTGTTGCACCATTATAGAGATTTACATTACCTGAGCTATCAACTTTAAAGTTTTTTGTATCTATTGTTCCTTGATTTAGATTTAAAGCCATTCCAACTTGGTTGCTAACATAGTTGTTTGATTGTATAATTCCTGTTCTAATTGAATCACCACTTATTTGTGATGTTGTACCTGTTGCTTTATCTAAATAAATTACTGCACTATCTGTTGTTGTTATTACAGTTCCTTTTAGAACTTCTAATACATTACCTGTCTTTTCTGCTATTGCTCCTGCATAATTTACACTTGATATAAAATCATTTTCATTGTATTTATCTGTTCTTCCTATTTGACAAATAAATAATGACCCATCTGATTTTATCCACCAATCTCCACTGTTGTATGGTGGAGTAGGTTGTGTTGTAAATACCTTTCTTTCGTGTACGTTGCTTGCTAACTCTGAATCTGTTAATGCCATTGCTTTTAATAATGTCGCATCTGTATTTTTTATCCAACCCGTAGAAGTATATTGATACACAATTCCTTTTGTTCTTGAATACATGAAATCCCCTATATGATCATTTGGATTTGTCCAACTTATATAAGGTTCTGTCATTGTAGTTGGTTCGTCGATATCATAAAACCAGAGCGAAATTTCACTCTGATCTTCTATAATATCTTTCAAATTAAGCACTAGTGCATTTAGAAATGAATTTAGTGTATTGTTTACTTTTACTATTGTATTATTACCCGTTCCAATTATTTTGCTCTGTGCTTGCAGTCTTCTTTCAACTTCTTGCCAACTATTAACACCAACACAATCTTGTTTGTTCATCTGTTCCTCCTTAAAAACTTACTTGTCCATTATTATAGACTTTAAACCCTTGCATTTTAGACATGATTTTTAATTTTTCTTTGCTTGATAATTCAAAATTATTTATTATATTAAATATATTTTCTCTTTCTGCATTTGTTGTTTTGTATTTCATGCCAGTAAGGAGTAGTTTTTGTTCATATGTAAAATTGCTATCATCCATATAATTGTAAAACTTAGTTTTTCCACTTCCCGATATTGTTTTCCCTTTTACTGTTCCATCATCTTTTTTATCACTGCTAAAGTCTTGTAATTTGTAATCTAGATAATTATTAATATTAAATTTGTCCGTATTGTTTAATATTGAATATGTCTTATCGTCACTGCCAATTGTACTTGCATAAATTGCCTTTTTTGAACCAATATTTGAGTTTTTAAGTATTTGTACTTTTTCTTTTTCTTTCTTTGCATCTGCAGTAGCTCCAACATATAAGAAGTAATCTTTTGCATCTCCACCATTATTAATAACATCTTGTACTTTTTTATACACAGAACTATCTTCTGTATCTATATCATTCCAACTTGCATAAGTGGATTTTATTTTAGCTTTTGCATATTTATAAGCTTCTGAAACTGCTTTGACTTGCTGTTCCTCTGACATCTTATTAAATTCACTTGATTTTGTTAATCCACTTACTATGGCATATGATGTTTTTCCATATTCTTTCTTTAATTCTGCATATTCTTGGTCTGTTAATCTATATTTTTGTTTATCATATGTTAATGTTTTGTTTATATAGCTATCTGGTAATACTGAACTTTCTCCAGTTTTATCATATAATTCTGTAAGTGCTTTATCCGTTGAATTAGTTGTTATTTCCTTTTTAGTCCATGGTAATATTGCATTATCTATATAATTTCCCTTTTGCTTTTTTTCATTCCCCCATATATCTGTTGCAACTGGAAGCATTTGTCTTAATCCTGGTATTTTACTAATTATTTGATTTTTAGTACTATCTACTGCTTTTGAAAGAATACCACTTTCAGTTGAAGTTGTAGAACGTTCTTTATCATCTAATGTTTTTGATACTTGTCCTAATGCAGTAGGGAACATCTGATTCACATATGATTTTCCCATATTTACTAATGTATTACTTAATCCTTGCATTGGGCCCTGTGAATATGATTTTAATGTGCTTACTAAACCAGAAACCATACTCATCTCGCTCATTGGATTCATTGCCGTCATTGTTGCATTACCAATATTCTCTAACAAACTAATAAATTGATTTTGATTTTTGACTTCTCCACTTTCTTTATCAACTTTAAACAATTGAGACAATTCAGAACCTACAAACAATGGAATACCGGCAGGAGTTAACCAGTCTAGTGAATATGTATTACTGCCTATTTGGATTGAATATACTTGTTTACCTTGTGCTTCTTCGTAGTCATCTTTGCCATCATCTCCACCACTTGCTTTTAATATTCCTGCTTCTGTTAAGGCAAATCCAACAAGAGCAATGCCTGTACCAGTCAATCCTTTACTTATATTATCTATAAATTGATTTGCACTAATTTTGCCTTTTCTTACATCTGCTGTTCCTTTAGTCAATGATGCAATTAGTCCTACAGGGCTATATTGAGCTCCTGATATTGCTACATTTATTGGAGTTTTCTTAAATGGTATTAAGCCGCCTACTAACACTTGAGTAACTTTATTTTTGTTCTCCAATGTATTAATCATTGAAGCTAATTGACATTCTTGATGAAATGTTGCTTCTTGTGCTTGTTTAATTGCGTGATTTCTGGCTTTTTGTAAATCTTTATCACTTATATTATTTATATCCAGCTTATTAGCTGTTATATATTCTGCTAATGCTTTTATATATGCTGACTTTAATCCTATTCCATCTTCCGCTTCTAACAATTTACTGTTAAAATCAAATGCTTTTCCTAATGTGTTTTCTAATACATTGCTTTTAAAAGTACGTTGCGCATTCTGCAATCTTGATTGTGGATTATATTTATTGTCGTTTAATCCGAGCTCTGATGCTACATTTTTTATATCGTTTTTGGCAAACTGCCTTACTTCTTTGCTTGCTTTTTTTATTGTATGCGTTCTTTCATCTGAACCTTTTAAAAAAACACTTTCTAATCCACCAGCTATTTTATTCTTTGTATCTTGCACTTTCCCCATTACCAAGTTACCTACTATGTTTCGAATATGTGTTCTTGGGTTGGCTAGCATTGAAAAATATCTCCATTCGTTTAACCTCTCTATGCGACTCTTAGGGACTTGTTTACCCAATTCTTCATATACTTGGTTGATATTATCTTGCAAATTTTCTTTTGTAGAGTTGAGTATTTTTTGTTGCATCTCTGGAGTAAAATCAAATTGAGCACCATTTTTTCTTTCTTTTGCTAACCTCTTATTTACCTTATCTATTGAACGTTGTATCCATACAACTTGACCTTGAGGTGTTTGATGATTTATCATTGACATTGCTTGTACTGCTCGTCCTGACTCTGTTCCTGCCATAGCTGTTGTTTGAATTGCTTCTTGAAGTTTTTCTTTATCACCTATCTTTGAAAAATACTCTATTAATCTTTCTCCAGTAGCTATGTCTACTGCTTTAATTTTTTCATTATTATTAACATTGGTTGTAAGAGTTATTAATGACTGTTCGGCACCGTTTGTTTCGATATTTCTATCTGCTTGTTCGATTAGTGATTTATTAGATGTTGGTATATATGTATCCATTCCCATTAATTCTTTTGCTATTTTTTTCGCTTCTGCTGTTGTATTTGAACTTTCTATAATACTTCTATAATGTTTTCTTATTTTTCCGTTTGGTCTTTCCATTTCAGTATAGTTAACTTCTTCTCCTGGTGTATTTTCGTATATTCTTTCTACTTTATTTGTTGGAAGTATTTGCACTACTTGATTATTTTCTTTCTTTACAGGTTGTAAAGTATCCAAATAATTATTCATTTGTTTATATGTATTATAATCAAAGTCTTCTCCTAAATAACTATTTTTAATTTCATCTGTTAATCCTTCAAAGTCAGGATTTATTTTTTCAATTTTTTGTGCTTTGCTTAATATTTCTTGTTTTCTGTTTTCTATGATCCTGCTGTCTATTGGTAATTTTCTCATATCTGTTTTGGTTCCAGTAGATTTAAAGTGCGATTCCAAATATTCTCTCCATGTTGAGTTTTCTTTAGAATACTTCACATCTCCATTCATAATTTTTACAATCTCATTTACAAAAATTGCACTTTTTTCATCTTCACTCATATCTTCATATTTTTCTTCTATGTCATCTATAATTTTTTCTATTTTATTCGACGACACTTTTAACAGATTCTCATCTGGAATTATCACATATTCTCCATCAGCTCCGTATCCATTTTCCTCTCCTGTGAAAAAATTAACTTCATCATAGTCAGCAAGTGGATGATCTTTGAGATAATCTTTTAAAAAATTTATGTCGTCTTGTGCTAATTCAAAGGCAGATGCTCCTCTCGTAACGTATCCTTTATCAATTCCAATTTCTTGATTTATTTTAAATTGCTCTGCGTTACTCATATTATCATATTCTTTTTGCGTTACCCCGTATTGTTCTAGTAAACTATTTGTATCATCTATTCCTTCGCTTGAATCACCAATTTCTAAGTTGTTATTTATTTCATCTAACACCAAGTCTTCCCAACCAGCTATACCACTGTTATGTTCCTTGCCTTTAAAACCATTTTCGTTGTCAAATCTAAAATAGATATTGTTTTCATTTCCATTTTTATCTTTATATACTGCTTTCTCATCACTAATGTGAACTGATATTTTTTTTCTATCATCTTTCGTGCTTTTAAGTAAATTAAAAGAATCTGAATTATTTTCAGATTCTTGTTTAGAATATTTAGTAGTAGTATTGACATCTTCATCTTGAGATGCTATACTATTCTCAATAGAAGAGTTAGCAACGTTGGAATATTGTATTCCTTCATTGAAATCTAACTCTTTGTTTTTTTTGTATATTTGTTCAAAATTGTTTTTGTTTATATAATTATCAAGATTGTTTCTTCCATATACACTTTTTATTTGGTTCTCGTCTATAAATACATCATTATATCTTCCATTGCCATTTATTTGTATTGGAACTATTATCTCTTTTTCATTATTATCTTTAAATTCTGTAACTACTAAATAATTATTTTCACTTGTTTTATATATAGCTTGTGGACTATCTAGATTATCAATTGCTTTAATTAACAATTCTTTTCCTAATCCATGATAATTCACATTCTTAGTTTGAAGTCCTAGCGCCTGTGCTTCTTGTTGTGTATATATCGTGCTTTTTATGTGTTTTTGTGTGATCAACATTGGTAAATCTTGAACCCCACTATCAACCAATATTTTAGGTGTAAAATCTCTTGCTTTAACTTGCGTATTTGATGGTAATTCATTTTTTAATGCTTTATCTATTTCATCTGAAAAATTCTCACTAATATGATAATTAGTTGTATCATTTAATTTATTATTACTATTGTAAGCCTCGGTCCATTTGTAATATAAATCGTCCACGAATTGGTTTTGATTTTTATATCCTCTAAACTGATGCCACAAATATTTAATTTCATTGTAAATTTTTCTAAAGAATGATGGATTAGTATTTGACACATTGTTTATAAAATCTTGACTGCTAAATAGTTGTCCTGAAATATCCGCAAGTGCTTCATCGTTTAGTTCTGATGCTTTGTATGTTCCTAATAGTTTTTCTACTGCATTATTAAATTCTGAATTGCTTTCTCTATATTTTTGAATCATATTGCGCATTTCATCTGTCCCAATAGCATGTGTTAATTCATGTACTGCTAAAAATTCACCTGACCTATCTGAATTAGGATTTATAGTAATCACTCCATCTTTATATGAACCATTTGCTACATTCCCTTCATTATCTTTTAAATTAGCATCAAGTCTTATTTCTACATCTTTATCAGTAACAATTTTTTCTAAAAAATTTACGAAGTTATTAGTTTCTTTACTGTTGTCCCAATTATTGTTTACAACGTCTTGTCTTAATTGGTTAACTTTTGCATTATCACTTTTTATGTATTGATATTTCATTTCGTTGTCACTTACACTACTTTGTTCCTCTTTGGACATTTTCTCTTGTTGCAACGTTTCATTAATTTGATTATATTGTTCTTCTGTTATTTGGTTTTCTTTTAAATATTGTTGCAATTCAGTCTTGGTTTTATCTGATAAATTTGATGTGTTTAGATTGTTTAATATTGTATTTTTGTAAACTGATTGATTTGTTCCAGTTTTAAAGCAGTCTTCCAGGTTTACCCCGCCTTTTTGAGCATCTGTAATTGCTTGCTTGTACTCTGATTGACTGACTTTTTTTCCGCTATTTATCTTTTCAGCAACACTTGTGCAAGATTTGATTCCTAATCCTATTCCACCAGTTATCATCGCAACTAATGCTCCATTTATACCATCTTGTAGCATTTGTTGTGGCATGTTCTCCCAATTAGCTTTATCCTTTCCACCAATCTGTGATGCAACAACTTCTTGAATTGGGTCAATTAGTGCTTCTTGAATAAAGTTATCCGCTACACCAATTCCGTAATTTTTTAAAACGGTTTTTAATGAAGTCTTAGCAACTTCTTTCCCTGCACTTTTACCTCCAGCTATTAACGATTTAAGTCCTATCCCTGCTTTTTTAAAATTTTCTAATCCAACTAGTTCTGTAGCTGACTCCATTCCACCCATTATCGTTCCAAATTGAAAAGCTTGCTTATCTGTCATTCCTCTTTGCTTTGCTTCATCTATATAACCGCCACCAGCACTTGTAAAGAAGTAACTAGCACCTAGAGCTGGATTAACTACATTAGCAACCATACCAGTGCCCATTTGTCCAATGCTAGGTGCTAATTCTCCTAATTTTTTCGTTACACCATTACTCATTTTCTCTTGCTCTATCTCTATTTTTTTATTATCTTCTTGTATAGAGTCTTGTATTACCTTTTTTACTAAATTAGCTTCTATTCTATCGTCTTCGCTTGTCTTTGCGCTATCTTTTAATAATACATTATTCTTAAATTCGTCTTGAGACTTTAATGTTGCTTTATCCAATTCATCTACCTTTTTACTAGTTAAGAATTGGTTTGCTTTTGTGTCTTTATAGTTAGGCACATTTTGTTCATTAGCATTCTCTATATAGTTTCCTATTTGTTTTATTCCAGAACTTGCTCCTGCTATGACATTTTTTACTACTCCAACTATATCTTGAAATACCGAATTATTTTTTTGTGCTGTTGGTAATATTCCCTGACTTTGCATGTTTCCAGTTGAGTTGTACTTTTTCCAAATGTCTCTATTGTCTTGTTGTGTATTGTTTTCTTTTTGAACTTTATTTTCAGTTTGTGCTTTATCCATAGTTGGTAATAAATTATTATTATCTTTATTGTATGTATTGTATCGATTTTCATTTAAAAACTTTTGAAATAATCTTTTTCTTTCTTCTTCAGATAATCCATTAAATTCTGAATTTGCCATTTTTTATCTCCTCTTACCCAAAATATTTAGAAAATGCTGTTGCTATATTAGCTCCTTGAATATACGCAGGAACATCTTTATTCTCCATTGCTTTTTTAAGCGTGTCTGACACAGTCTTTGAATCTGAAACTGTTCTTGCTTTTGAGTTACTTAATGAAGCTCTATATTTTTGTAGGCTCAAGTTGTATTCTTTTTGCCATTGCGCATCTTTTATTCTATCTCTTTCTCTCTGATATGCCATGTTTTCGTTAAATTGTCTTGTATCTTCTTGCATTTTCTTATCACTCTGTAAGATAGAAAGTGCTGTATTATATTGATTTTGTTTATTAGAAATCTCTTGATTAATTTGATTTAACATATTTTGATATCTTGTATCATATCTTGATTGTAATGTATTTTCATTATTCATTCTATTTTGTGTTAAAGATTGAACTGTAGTTAGCTTATTCTGTTCTAGTTGATTTTTATATTGAAAACCTGCAAGAGCATTTTCTGCTATCTTTAAATAAACATTACTCCAAAGTTCTGCTAATGCTGTATTGTTTGCATTTTTAGCACTAACAATTTGAGCGTTATAGTCTACTAATGCATCTTGCAGTGACTGTCTCGCTGTTGCAACTCTGTTCTGATATGAATTATACATTGACACTCTAGAGCTTTCTGAATATCCTGAATTACTTAATCCATTAGAAGCCATTTGTTCTGCTTGTACTCCATATGGATTTACTTGATTTTGATAATCTGTATATGCTCCTCTTTGCTCTTTTTGATAATCTCTTTCTGTTCTTTCTTTTTGTGTATTAATTTGGTCTACTGTTGCTTGTGTTTGCGCATCTTGCGCTTCTTTTTGCTTTTCATATGACTGCTGTAATGTTGAGTTTATATTGTTGTAATATTTTTGAGTACTGTCAATCATATTATTGTAAGACTTGTTTGACTCATTTATCATATCGTTAAATGTGTTGTTGTTTTCACTAATTGCTTTCTGCCTTTCTGCTTCAACTGACGTTAACCTAGAATCGTTTGGATCCACTGTTAATTTTCCATCATACCCATCAACAATATCTCGTTGTTGAGCAATCATATCATCATATCTCGATTGAACACTTGACATCTACTTCCTCCTATCTTTTTACATATCCACCAACAAAACATTGAACAGTAAAATTGTATATTTTAATTTTTTTATTAGATTCAAATTTAAATCTAATTGTTTTCCATTTTTTCTTTTTAATTTTTGGGACTATATATCCTTTAGTATTTTCATATTCGTTTATTCGGTCCCAACATTTATTGTCGCAATTCGTTGATATTGTTACGTTTTCTCCGTCTAAGTTTAAAATGCAACCTTTTTTATTTGTCACTTTTTGTGAAACTGGATTATCAAAATAATCTTCACAGGTTGTCCAGTATGCATTAACATCTAAACTAAAGTCAAAAGTATATATTCCACCATCTTCCGTGCAAATATAGAGCTCATCTCCCAATACTGATGTTGCTGTTACATTCTTTTCAAGTTCCCAATAATACCACTCATATTCTATATGATTTATATTGTTCCACACTTGTCTTGAATCCGCTAAATATACATGATTATCTATAAACACAAGTAAATAACCTTGCCATTCTGCTAAAATTGGTTTCTTGTAATTTGTTTCATTTAAAATCTTGGAATCTATCATGCTTGACCTATGACTTAATACTTGTTCACTATCTATGTTGCCTGTTATTCCTTCAAGGCCATAATCACTAAATATACATATGTCATCATTGAAATTTACTCCTGTTGAAACACAACCAATTGAAACATTTGAATGAGAACTCGGATATACTTTCCCTGCCACACTATCAATTGATGGTACGTGATAAAATACAGATTGATTAGATTGGCTAGGCTCTTTAAACACCCATAGTTTTCCTGCTCCTGATACTAAAGCAGTAATTGGTACTGCATCTAGTCCTTCCTCCGAATAATCTAAATCGCTACAATATGCTGGATTATTCAAACTTGAATACCATACAGTATTTGGATAATTTGGATTTCCACTAAAAAAAACTCTATTATCAAATACTTCTAATAGAGTACATTTGTCTATTCTATCTCTATATCCTTCTACAGTTCTTGCAAAAGTTATAACTACATTATCTTCTCCATCTGTATCTGGAATTGATGGAGCTTCATTAAATGTAATATATCCAAGTGCGGGGTGTTCTGTGAAACCACTTACATTTGCACCATTTACTGTTACTGATACAGTTCCGGCATCAAAACTTTCAACATTCAAGTAATAATCTTTTGAACTTCCATCTCCTACAAATGAGTTTCTTCTATATGGAGTTAGCATATTTACTTCGTTATAATCTTTACCACCACCATCTGGTGTTCTTGATATACTTGTTGTTGGTATATATCCCACCACTTCTTGTACTTGTGAACCGTCATATTTATAATAACGTAATCCATCTTTTATATACAAAATAGATGCATAAATAAATGACTGACTTTTAAATGGATTCATTCCATTATTTTTAATTACTCTTAAATCATCTGTTTGCATATTGTAATCGTATAATGAAGTATCACAATGAATTATCATATGTTGAACTGTTGCAACTTTATATAAAAATAGACCATAAATTTTTCCATTTAATTGTTTAAATAGTTTTAATCCTGGTCTACTTGATATACATTTCCCTAATTCTTTATAATTTTTCCAAATGTTTACTGCATCTGGACTTCTATATGCTGAAACATGATTATTTGAAAAATCTACTCCCAAAAAATCAGAATACATTCTTGTTACTAAATCGCCACTAGACATTTACTCCTCCTACAAATTTAAATGTTCCTTGCGAACTACGTGGATCAAGTTGTTGTTTTAACTCATTATATCTTGATGTAAAATATGCTCCATAGTTACTTGAAACATCATTTTTTAATATTTCTGAAGCTACTCCATATATCATACAATCAAGTGTCTGGTCATCAAAATCTAGTTTAAAATTATCGTCTGTATCTTCTTTAATTTGCTTCTTTCTTTGATAATAATAAATCGTTGCTATTCCAGTTTCTTTAAATGTTACATATTCATCTTCTATATCGAAATCTACCCCAGTTATCTTTTTTAATAATCTAAATCGTTCTAAATCTTCACTTAAAACAATTTCCTCACCTTCTGTTACTTCTATTATTTCTCTTGTTACTTTATCTGTTATTTTTGCAAGTTCATTTTGCACAATGTTTGCACATGTATTGAACTTAGCTTCATAATCACTATCGTCAGTATATGAAGTTAAATCTGGATTTAATTCTTCAATTACTTCATATACTTTTTTTCTTAATTCTCCTAAGGTCATTATCTTAATCCCTCAATTCCGTCTAAATAATTTAAATTTTCTCTTATTTCTTCTCTTGTTACTAATTTTTGTCGTGGTAAAATATATCCTTCTGTTTGTGTCCATAAAAGCCTAGTTCCTGGTCTTAACTTCATTATCAAAGTAGAATCTTCTTGCATTTCATAACTTTCATTTATTCTTTTGTCTTTTATATGTGTTGTTAGAACTAAATCTTTGATTGTTTGATGTACTTTCTTATCGTCTGTGTAATCATCAATAACAGTATCTTCTGTTACTGTTATGCCAAAAAGCGGTGTGTATTGTGGTTCTATTAAAAATCTTTCTATCTTTTCTTGTTCTTTTCTCATATTTTTCCTCCTTATAAACTCAAACTAAAATATTTAATATTCTAGTGTCAATTTATAAAAAGCCAAGGGGTTTTCCCCTTGACTTAACCATTTTGTTTTTGTTCTGTCGATTCTTTAATTTTTTCTTTGATTATGTACATTTCTTTTGGTCTTACAACTCTTGTTCCAAATACAAATAATGCTTTTACATAGTCAGCGAATTGTTTTTCTACTCTTCCAGCCTCTACTTTATCTATTTGACCGGCGAATGCAACAGCTTTCCCTGTTCTAATTACATTGTATCTAGCTGTAGAATCTGTTGAAGTTGGTAGTAAATTTTCTACGCATACCTTTACATTGTTATATTTTCCAACTGCACCAGTTTTAGCTAATTCAACGTTGTTTGTTAATGTTTCTGTTAGCTCTCTTCTTAACGCAGAGAAATATTTAGGTGTAAATTCTCCCCATAAATCAGAGTTAGGGTTTACATTATTTTCATATAATGCTGTTAATCCTTCTTCTACTCTGTCTCTTGCATTTGTTTTAGTTACTGCTGTTGCTGAAGCTTCTTGTTTTATAGTTTCAGTTGCTTCTTTATCGTCCTTGCCTTTATATTTAACACCATTTTCTGTTGCATCTTTAATTACATCAGCAACTGCTTCATCGCCTTTGTTGTGTAACTCTTTTGCCATTTCTCTAGTAGCGTTTTCCATAACGCCTGGGATTGATTGTGCTCTATCTACATCATCAAATAATTGTGTTGCATATTTTGCCTTGTCAATTACTAATGTCATCTCTGTACCGTTTACTTTTTCAAACGTAATGTCTGTACCTGGTACATAATCACCTACGGTTGGTTTTACTGAACCTGTGATATGTAATACATTTCCATTCTTTATTTCTCCATCATAAGAATAGTCACTATGTGTTCTTAACCCTGTTAGAACATCTAATTCATTTTGAATTTGTTTAGACCATAATTCTTGTTTAAATACTTTTGAACTCATATTTTTTACCTCTTTCTGCCCTACCATTTAAGTCTTGACTGCATTACGGCATCCCAAATTTTTGGATTGTTTAATTGTTCTTTAGTAAGTTTGTCAAACTCTTCGGGGCTATAATATTCTTTTATTTCATCATCTTTCGATAATGATTTCATGCTTCCCATCGGTTGCACATCATCTTTTGGTTGCAATTTGCTATAAATCTCATATATATCTGTTAAAGATGTATCTGAATTAAATTTTTGAGTGAAGTTTTTAAAATCATCACTCTCAATTGTTTCGCGTTTTACTCCTATCGATTCTAATGCTTTTTCATTTTCAATTTGTTTTCTTTTGTCTGCTAATGTTTTATACACTAATTTTTCTCTAGGCGATAAATCTGCAACTCCTCGATTCATCATTTCATCTGTTTCATTAACTATCTCATCATATCCAAGATTGATAATGTTATTTGCTTCGGCATTTGCTAATATTCTTTCGTCATCTTCACTGTAAGAAGGCCTGCTAGGTATTTCTACACCTTGCTCTTGATAAAAAGCTTTTGCTTTTTGTGTTAGTTCGTCAAGGTTATTTGTTCCTAGTCCAGCACTTAATACATTGACTAACTCTGAATATTTTCTTTCTTCAGCTTTTTTCGCTCTACTGACTCTGTCTTGAATTATTTTTGTCATTTGAGCTTTTTGTCCCTCTGTAAATGAATTTTTATCATTTACTACCTCATTTTGTTCTGTTGCTCGAGTATCAACATTTTCATTAGTAGTTGTTTCTACTACACCATTTTCATTTTCCATTTTTATTCCTCCCGTTTAAAGTCCGTCGACTGTAACCTAAGTTGCTTTTAATGTCATCACTTGTTTTGGACGTCCGTAAAAAAAGATGCTCTTATTTTTGAACACCTTCTTTTGGCATTTCTGCTAATGCATCTAAATATGCTTGTTTGTCTGCATCTTGTAATTTTTCTTCTTCAGATGTCCATCCACCGTTTGCAATTTGGTCATCTAATTCTTGTGATTGATTATTGATATACTGATTTACTTGTTGATTAATTAATTGTGTTTGTGCTTGTAATTGCTGTATATATAATTGCTTATTTTTCACTTTCTTAATTATCTCTAACAATCTTTGTTTTGGCATTGTACTTTTGTCTGGTAAAGCATTGACGTATACTTCTAATTGGTCTATTCTGTCAGGTGCGAACCAACCTTGCTGTAATAAATTTTCAAGTGATAATTCTTGAGCATATTGATCGTAGCTTGACATCGGTGTCACTTCTATTTTTACACTTGCTTTTAAATTTTTTAGTGCACTATTAGGAATTTTTACATTTATATATGTCTTTTCTCCTGTTGTTGGGTCCTCTTGCTCTTGCTGTAGAATTAAATCTTCACTATATGTTACAATTAAATCTAACCAATTTAACGCTACTTGCTCTATAAAATCTTTTAATGCTTGTACTTGATTGTTTAATGTTTGTTGCGATGCATTCTGTACTGCTAAAATTGCTTTGCCAGACGCATCTTCTGGATTGACTGAACCTGTCGAAATATCACCAGCATTTTGCATGTTTCTTGTTAATTCAATTAAATCGTTTTGCAATAGTTGAACATCTGATGACATTTGCGCCGGCGAAGTAGTAGTAAATGCTTTGTTTACATCTTCTGTTACTCCTTTCACTTGAATTGTTGCTCCTACTACGTTTGCTGAGTTAGGGTTTAGTACTTGGTCTACATTTATCACTCTTTGAGGGAAAGCAGTGTTCTTTGTTACTACTGCTCTTCTCATTAATATTTTGTTTGTTTCAATTTGGTTTGGTATTAAGTTTCTTACAACTCCTTCACCTCGTGAAAAACCTTTTTTATCAGACCACGGCATGTGAGCTACTGGATACCTTGTAAGTCCGGTTTTGGTTTCTTTTCTTATCTGAACCAATTGTGTCGCCTCTGAATAATAAACTTTTCCATCTTCTTTCCACATCTTGGTTAATACAGTACAAGTCTCCTCTTTTTCATATTCTGAATTATCTCCAGCATTATGAATGTTATCATTGTCTCCATAAATTAAATTTATTTTTTCATCTGATACTTTAAGTTGCTTTGCATATTCTCTTACGTTTATCACCGGCATTCTTCGCCTAATTATGATATATGGTTGTTCTTGTATATCTGATGAATTTTCGTTTCCATAATAAATATCTACTTTATTTAACAATTCATTTTTTATTTGTTTTGTTAATGTATCGTAATAACTATAGGTAATACCTTCGTCATTTATACAACTGTCAAGTGACACATTTCTTACCATAGAATCCATCTTAGTTCTTTCCCAAATTTTATTAGCTCTTAAATTTAACAATTTACAAAGTTCATCTGCTATAGGTTTAAACTCTTTGTTTTCAAAATTTTCACTTGAATATACGATTCCCCATAAGTTTTGATTAATAACAGATATTTTGTAATCTACTATTGTTTGTATAAAGTTTATTTGTACCGGTTCAACTCCTTCAATTTTTAAACCTTGCCACTGATCGCCATTGTAAAATCTATAGTTTTTATCTGTATCTTCGAATATATTAAATAAACTCATATAGTCGACTGCTCTTTGATATAAATCCCATTCGTCTGTCTTTTTAACCTCTTTAATATCGTTCATTCGTCTTTCTCCTCATTTATTTTATTAAATCTTGTTGTCCTCTGGTTGTACCATCGTATCTATCAATATTGTTTAGCATTATATTTAGATTTTTAGCTTCTTTTTTTTCTTGTTCTATTTCTTTCTTTTTGTTTACAATGTTTTTCACTGCTGTTACCGGATTTTCAATTCTTTCATTATTTTTTAATTTCAAACCAACAAAAAATGATACTAACAAAACTAGTATCATCTCAATTTGGTTTATAGTCATTAATATTAATATTTTTACGAAATCACTCATATTACCGTTATCCTCTCTCCTTCTTCGCTTCTTTCATAGTGTCCAAAAAAGTCTCTTTCAATTACATTAATTGTGTCTTTATGATATGTAACTTGTTCAACTATTCTTAGTGCAATTGCTAGTGCCATGACTAAATCATCGTGTGCTCCTTCTTGTGCTTCTGGTCTTCCATTTTCATTATATATAAACTGTAGCATTTCTTTTAGAGTATCTAAGTCGTTTATAAGTTCTGAATTATCCCTTACGAATTGTATTAAGTTTGAAATTATTGAAGGTCTTGTTTTTGCATCTGTTCTAAATCCAAACTCCTTCATTGTGTTATGACTTATTTTCTCTTCATTTTCTCTAACATATTGATTTGGATAACCTAACCTATTTAACTCTCTAATCGGATATTTATCAAAGTTGTTTTCAATTCCAATTAATGCTTTATTATAGTACATTCCTAAGCAATACATCTGTTTGATATATAAATCTGGATCAAGTTGTTTTTTGAACACTGCACATTGCTTGAATGTTTTACTGTTTATGACATGTGCTGTAAAATAATCTGTTCCATTTCCTGCCGTATCCCCACCTATTGCATAATTTACTACCTCTGGGCTGTTTGGAACTTCATATATTTTTATGTATCCTTTCTTGTCTTCTACCCATTTTATGTTGCTTATTTTATTTTTAATGTATAATTGCCCAGTTATTGGATTTCTCGCTCCGTATGCTGGTAAAGTATCATCATAATCATAAGTAAAATATCCAGTTCTTAAAGGTTTCTTTAACTCTTGTATTCTGTTGTGTATAATTTGTGTGTCAAATACACAACTTCCGGTGTTTAAGAAGGCTTCCTCCGGGCTAATCGGATATTCTTGATGGAATACTTCTATGTCGCCACCACAGTTGTTTCTTATACACCATCTGCGCCATTCTAATTGCTCTAATGTCACCCCATATCTTTCTTGTAATCTTTTTTCCTCGTCAGTGAGTTCAAAATCGGTGTATGCCATTTGATATTCTTGTAATTCATTCCAACCAACAAAAAATGGAATAAAATCAGATTCGTTTGAAACTGCTTTATCCCATAATTCTTTATAAAATTCATAGCCATTCGCTGTGCTTTCTATTATTACCATTGAGTTTTCATTGTTTGGCACCGTTTGCATTAAAGATATATATGCTTCTTTTTTGTCACCAGACCAGAAAGCTAATTCAGATAAGTGTAGAAAATTATATGTTCCAGAACGCCCCGCACCATCTCCTGCCGTCATACAACTTATTTTAGAATTTAAACCTGTGTTTTCTTTTGTGTTAAATATTAACTCTTGAGCATTTCTTGCAACTGTTTTTGGTTTCATGGGTTCTGGTAAATTATCATAGTATAACTTACTCATTGTAAATAAATTATTTGTTGCTTTTGATTCATGTGTTATTATTCCTGCCGTTACATTATGTCTTGTTGCAACTTCTTTAAATAGTATTGCTTCTGTTAATGTGCTAAAACCCATTTGTCTTGCTTTTAGAATTATTATTCTAACTGGTTTATGTTGTTGTTTTAATTCTTTTATTTTGTTGTACAACTTCATTTGTGGTGTATTTAAAATAAAAGGTATAATTTTAGAATTTTTATCCCTTATTTTTAAATACTCTTCTATATACTTTTTAGTATTAATACTCATCAGCATCTTCTACTTTCTTTATATAGTCTTCATAACTTAATTCTATATTTGTATTTTCAACTTTTTCTACTGCTTTCTCACCTATTGTATCTCTTATTACCTCAAATGCTTTTGTATCTCCACTTAATGCTTTTTCTATAAGTGCTAAACTTACTTTATTTTGTGTATTTCCTGTAGCTAATAGTAATAATAATTCATCTTTTAAAGTCTTTCTTTCTCTTCTAACTTCACCAGATTTTATCCCACCTTTTTTCCCTCTTTCTCTCGCTTCTTCCTTGGTTCGAACTGGTTTCAAATTATCTTTGTTTGCCATTTAATCACCTTCTTTTTTGTCTCCTACTGTACAAATATCAATATACTTACACTCAGTACACTTCTTATTCTTGCACTTTTCTCTTCTTTTCTTAGCATAATACTGCTTTCTTTTATATTCATTTACTATACTGTCTGCTATGTAACTATTACTCATAAGCAATACACTTCGTTTCTTTTTTAAAATATGAAACTGTAATACCTGTACACTTATCTTTTACTGTACACTTCTCACACTTTTCTTCTAAATGTTTCTGTATTAAATCTTGTATAGACATAATAAACACCTCTTTCAAAAATATAAACTCTATGCAATACATATCTAGTATTGTTAGTTAGAATTATTCTGCAATTTTCCAGTCATCTGCAAGCATATCAGCTTGGCTTGCTAACCAACCTAATTGCACACCTGATGTTCCAATAAATGCTATTGCTTTATTTCCTATAGCATCATGTTCAGCATTAACTATTTCGCCTTGTGTGTTTTTATAACTGATGTTCTGTGCAATTTCTATGTATTGTTTTTTACCGTTCCAACCTTCACGTTGAAGTTTTTTTCCTTCTCTTAATAATTCAATTGCTTTTCCAAAATTCATTATTATTCCTCCACTTTGATACATTTATTTTCAAATTTTTTATATGCATCAAAATATATTTCTTTTTTATCTCCATTTAAAGTACATTCGTAATACATACCGTCATATAAAGTAGTGCTTAATAATGCTTTACTATTTTGCAATGTTTTGCAACTCCACACTACAAACACATCAAACTCTGGTATTTCATCGCTCTTATCTAAATGTTCTTTTGCATATTCTTTCACTAGTTCTTTACATTTTTCTATAAATTTATCATGATTCATCTTTATCTCCCAAAAATATTAAAGGCCAGCTTATTTGCTGGTCCTTTGTGTTTACCTTATTTAACTTATACTTATTATACCACATATTTTTAGAAAATTACGCCAATTTCACGCCAACTTTTTTAATTCTTTTTCTACAGTATATATTAAATTACTTTTCTTTCTTACGAAACTTCTTTCTGATAAACTTAAATTATCTATTGTTTGCCATCTAGTTTTTCTTTTTACGTAATAATTATCAAATATTAATCTTGAATCTACATCTACTAATTCTAAAGCTTGTCTTACTGCTTTGTATTCCTTTAACGCTTTTTGTAATTCTTCATCTTCTTGTAACTTTATGTATTGATTGTACACACTGTCTGAAATATTATACGGTGTTTTTGGCATTCCATCATTGTTAGGTACTCCTATTGTCATTATGTCTGCTCGTATATTTATAATGTTTATGCAATTATAATTATATCTTTTTAAACATCCTTCTGCTTCTCTGTACTCTTCTTTGCTTAATCTCATTTGTACCTCCTATTTTTTATTTTTTCTCTTATCAACTCATCTTTAAAGTTGTCTAATATGTCGTATACTTTATTTACTTTAACTTGACTTTCTTTTCTTTTTGATACATCTACTAAATCAACACTTTCTAATTCTGTCATTGCTTTTTGTACTGTGTTGTATACATGTTCTAATTTCATTTGTATCACCTGCTTCTTTTAGTTATTATCTACATATTCTTTTATATTAGGAATAGCCTGTTTCTTGATTATTCTTGCTATATCTTTTAATATTTGTTCTTTTTCCTCTTCTAAAATATCATTAGCAATTATATCTAATTTTTTAAATATTTCCCTATAGTCTTCTGGTTTTGGACTTTCTATTTCTATTTGCGTTAAAAATTTACATATTCTCATAGGTGTGATGTATTTATCTAAAAATGCAAATGGACTTTTTGTTTCTGAATTTTTTATATGTTTCACTTCTTGAAATTTATCTCCAACTATTTTTATTCTTTTTTCTCCATCTAATGTTTTTATTACTATTCCTTCTCTTATACAGTCTGTCCCTTTTAGTGCAGATTTTTGATTATCTACATATTTTTCTTTTAACTCTACATAACTTGTTAGATTTTCTACTGCTATTTCTGGTACTGTTTTAAATCCTATTTTATTTGATATATCTTTCATTTCTTCTATACTTGCAAATATTCTTGTAAAATCTTCATCTTCTGTTGGTTTATCCACTATCTCTTTTACCAAATCAAATGCATAGTATGGTTCTATTTTTCCTTGTTTAGCTAGTGAATTATAGTTTATTTTTCCTTGATTTAACCATTCGCCATATAATACATATCCAATTGGTAAATATTCTAGTATTTTGTTTTCTCTTTTTCTAGCATATTTAACAAATCCATTTAATCCATCTTCTCCTGTTAATTCATTTGACCTACTATATAATCTTATCTTTCCATTGTCATTATAGATTGCAGTATTACTTCCATCTATTTTTTCTTGAATTACTATTCTTGTTCCTTTTTCTATTCGATATTTAGCATTGTCCGGTCTTTTTATTTTACAATACATTTTCATATTCCTTCCTCCTATTCCACAATTTTTCCACACTTTACACATTTACTTATTGTTTTGTAACTTTTTCTCCAGAAATCGTATTTACTTGTTATTACAAAGTCATGTTCGCAATTTTCTATTTCTGTGTTTACAGTTTCTGTTTTATTTGTATTTATTGCTATTACTATACTTGCTAGCACTATTGCAAAACATATTATAGTAGTTATTGCACATGTTAAATCTTTCATCTCTCGTTACCTCCGTTTACTTTATTTTCGTAATATTTTTTAATCCATTTTTTGTCATGAATCGGTGTAATTAATTGTTCTGCCATTAAATCTATTATTTTGTCTTGTTGTTCTATTTCTTTATTTAATTCAAATGTATAATCTACTATTTTTTTTATATCTTTACTTTGAAATTCATTCATATTTTCTAGTTGGTTTATTCTATTGTCTTTTTCTTTTAGCATAGCTAAAACATTTTTTAAATCTGATATGAAAACAGGCATTCCAATATTTTTTCCACATTCTTCTATCAATATTTGTCTTTTAAGTTTTTCCAGTGATTCTTCTTGTTCTTTTGTCATATGTCAATCCTCTCTTTCTTCTATTAACTCTCGTAAAGCTTGCCTTCTTCCTAGTTTTATACCATATTCTAATGTTTTCTTGTTTTTTCTTCCACCAATTATTACCAGTGGCAATTTTTCTTTTTCTATCTTGTCTTTTACTTTTTGTTTTGGAATACTATTAGCTATCACTTCATTACTCATTTTTACAAATGTAGCATATTTATTTTTTAATTCTTCATTCTTTTTTTGTAGTTTTTCTATATGTTCTTCATATTTTTCAATTTGCTTTTGAAAAATATAATATTGTTGATTTTCAATTATACTTTGAACAGCAGATGTTCTTCCATTTTTACCTTCTTCAAAGCCTGCTTGATAGTTAAGCATATCATTTTGTGCTAATACTATTATTTTTTGATTGTTTATTTTTTCTTGTAGTAGTTCTTCATTCTCTTTTAATACTCTTTTATAATCTGATAAAATATTATCTATTATTT